TAATATTTAGCTATAAGAGCTATTTCGACAGTCTAGAATCTCTAGGTGTATTAGAGATTCACGATACTCCTCATTCTCCACAGGATATATTCCTCAAAGTAGAAAACTATGCCCTCAAGAATGGCAAAATAGATCGTCTCACAGGTAAGTACACACCAAACGATCCTAATGAATATACAGTTATACTTACCGACACAGTAGGTAATCTAGTTAATACAGGTGGTAGTACAAAACAAACGATAGATACGCACAGTGCTTATTGTCGTTCTACGTATCGCGACTTATATAACTATATACCTATCAATATATCACATGCTAATCGTGCAATATCAGATCCTGTTAGAGCTAAGTTAGGTGAGGTGTTTCCAATCTTGTCTGACATTAAAGAAACTAACATGCTTGAGCAAGATAGTAGTGTTGTACTAACTCTATTCAATCCATATAAACATATGGCTACATTTAAAGATCTACAAAGATTCATGGGATATGACATCAACATACTCAGAAATCGATTTAGATGTATAGGTGTTCTGAAGAATAGACACGGTGCAGATAATATACGTGTAGGTTTAGTATATCATGGAGAATGTGGTAGCTTCTCCGATTTACCAAAAGCATCAGAGATGACTGCTGATGATTATAAGAATGTATGACAATATAAGTCACAGTCAGGTAACAGTAGTGATACTGAAACCGAAGTTTAGTTAAATAGTAATAATAAACAAAACAGTAACAAACAGTAACAAACAACGATATGTTACCAATAGAACCAATAAAAGCGTCTAGAATCAATCCTAGACTATTAGTTATTTACGGCAAGAGTAAGTGCGGTAAAACAACTGCAGCTAGCATGCTACCGAATTCTCTCATCCTTGACTTTGAAGATGGCTCAGACTTTGTCAATGCACTCAAAGTAAAAATTCTAGGTCTTAACTCTCCTGGTAATGAGTCACCAGAATCACGTCAAAAACGTCAAGACTCTGGTAGATATTTCATCAATGAAGTACTACTCGAAATACGTGAGTTTCGTCGCAAGAATAACAGATACCCGTATGAACGAGTAATTATAGACACAAGTACTAGATTCGAGGAACTGTGTGAAGATGTAGCTACACTTGACTACATGAATAGTCCACAAGGCTCTAAGTTCAATAGAGATCAAACAGGTAACATCTTACCTAAATCGCAGTGAGAAAGTGCATTAACTCTACCGATGGGCTTAGGTTACGGATATCTACGTCAAGCATTTAACAGATGACTAGCTGTCATTAAAGAGATGGCACCAGATGTCATAATGATCTGTCACGTTAAAGACAAGTTCGTAAACAAGAGCGGTAAAGAAATGACAGCAAATGACCTAAATCTTACTGGTCGTGTGGCGCAAATACTAGCAGCACAAAGCGATGCAATAGGTTACGTTTATAGAAAGAAAAATCAGACGTTTATAAACTTTGCAAGTGCTGATGATACATGTGGTGCAAGATGTAATCATCTTAAAGGTAAAGAACTTCTTCTAATGGAAGAGTTACCTAGTGGTGAATTAAAACATAACTGAGACTCTATCTATCTACCTAGTGAGCAATTAAATATGACTGCTGCTAGTGGTGAGTAGAGCCTAAAAGATAACACTCAAATTGTAATTATAACCAATACACATAGATACAATATATAGATACTTATTCAATCAATGTCAATTTGAGTTAAAGACAACATAACAAAACAACATAACAAAATAACATGCTGGTTATAGTTATATCTACAACTATAACTTAGCAGTCCTTTTACCCCGCTAGTATGATAAGTGCGATAAATACACAACGTATTATAAGCACTAGTTAGCTAGCGGGTTTCTTATTATTATTTCTCAACGTTTCAAAACAAAACAAATGAAACTAGCAAAGATTACAGCTCAACACGTTAAACGTGAACAAACAAATGCAGATATTCCTCTGCTAACTATTCATCGCAAACTTAAAGCTGGTGGCTTGGTGCGATTAAATGAAAAAGCACTCGAAGTGCTTGGTGCAAAAGATGGCAGCAAGATTCACATGGAAACCATGCTTGTAGAAGATACTACAAGTAGAGTAGTTGCTATGCGAGTAACTACAGATGATACTTACAATATCATCAATCCTAAAACAGGTATGGAAAACAAACTGAGTAGTGTGGCAATCAAGAACTCATCTCTGCAAAGCAGTAGATTTCATACAATGATTTGCGACACTCTAGGTCTAAATCCACATCTAGTTGCAGATGAACCCACTAGTTACTACGCTAAACTTGTTGGTTGTGAAGATGGTTGGTTCGTACTTGAAGTATTCAGCACTAGCAATCAAGCTAAGTTGTTTACTGACGAACAAGATGCTGAACAAGATGCTACAAGTACAGATGTAAGTGCAAGTGATGAGCAAGCTGTACCTACTGTAGAACAAACAGAAACAAACTAGTTGTATAACAACTAACATTGACGACATATACTATTAAGTGTATACTACTATTTATAATTAACAGTTAACTATTTAGTAAATGAAACAAACTAAAGGTGGACAACCAGTAAGCACTGGTGATCAGTACAAAAGATTTCTATGAACAGGTATCGTTAAAGCACGTCCTGTTAAATTCAATCCTACAGCCTCTGAGATAGAAGCAATTAGAGGGTTTAAACCTGAGCAAGAACCGCAGTACGCGAATCTAACCTCACAAAATGGGTCTCGTTACAGTAAACTTGAAGTAATATTTGAGTTTAACCCAAAAGAACAAAAGGGTGTAACTCCTGAACAAGCAGCTACTTATCCTGATAAAGCTTTTGTAACACTATCTTGAACTATCTCTAACAAAGAGATGGTAGGTGCTACATCAGGTAAAACTCGCTATACAAACAAATTAGCTAGTTATGACGGTCTTCGTAGTTCTTGGGCTAATACCCCTGAAGAACTACCTGTATTCTTTGAACGTGAGTTTAAATACACTGGTGAAGATGGTCAAACGCAAAGCGATGAACTAACAATACAACCTCTTCGTGAAGGTGAATACACTCTCTACAATCTTCTATACGCATTATTCTGCAACGAAGCTACTAAGGACAACATGGTAAACATGGATGTTCTTGAGACTGCATGGGAAGACATAGTAGACGGTGATGTTAGTGAGCTTAATGCTATTCTTGACAAAGACCTCAAGTCTCCAGAACTAGCACAGTTCAGAACAGAGTCTAGTGATCCTAACTACATCTCTCTTCTAATTGGCGTTAAAACTTCTCAGTCTGGTCGTCAATACATGACACCTTACTGCAGTGAGTACAACTATTCTTTTCACAAACAAGGCAGACATTTCTCTGAGAAGAGAATAACACCGCTTCTATCTATTGACTCTCCCTTTAAATCTGACTTCCAACGTAGTCAAGACTTTAAAGAGTATGATGTTCTCAAAGCAGCACAAGCTACAACTACATCTGTGCAAAACACAACAGATACGTATAATGTAGATGTAGATAACGATCTACTGTTCTAGTAACTAGTTATAATATCAAAAAGTCATCATAAGCTTTACCTGTCGACGTCGAGAGATGTCGGCAGGTTTTTATTTAGAAATACGTGCAATCTAAACCTAACTAACAAACTATGCTGTATTATGCACATACCAGCAGACTTACAAGAATATCTGATGCGTAAGTACTTTCCACATCCGTTCACAATAGGAAAAGACTACAAGTACACGAATCCGTTTAGACCAGATTCAAATCCTGGTTGTTACTTCGATTGAAGTAGAGAAGGTAAATTAACATTCTTCGACTTTGCATCTATAGAGCACGCAGGTGACTGTATATCTATAATAAAGCTACGTCTTAATATGTCGTTTAAAGACGCTATAAAGCTCATACATGCAGAAGCTGGTAGATTTGGATATAATCTACAAGAAGAGAATAAAGCTGCTCATAAGTCGAATAAATGCGTTTTAAGCACTATAGCTCAACAAGCACCATGTATATATGAATCACATACACAAGCACCAAATATACAAGCACCAAATGCTACAAAGCAGTTTTCTGTGAGGTGGGAGTTGCAGGAGAGAAAATGACAAGAACCAGATGTTAAATACTGATGAGATAGATACAAGATACCATTAGAACTATTAGACAGATATAACATAGCGCCTGTACACAAAGCATATAAATTAACTGATAAAGCTGGTAAGACAACTAGATACTGTATATATAACTACGATAACTGCAATAAGTATCTGTTACAAGAACATGAAACAACTACAGGTAAACAAGAACTAGATGTGTGTTATGTGTATAAGATGCAGGGAAATGAGCGTATGAAGTTCTATAGACCATACAACAAACAGTATAAGTGAGTAGGTAGTGTAAATGGTTCTGATATACAGGGTTATGATCAATTACCTGCGATCTCGTGTACACAGTCTACACAAAACGTACTGTTTATAGCAGCGTCGATGAAAGATGCTTTATGTCTAATATCTGCAGGTTATTGTGCTATAGCTCCGCAAAGTGAATCAGTTAGAATAAGTTTAGAGACAATACAAGAACTCAAATCAAGATTTAAAAGTATATACATATTATACGACCTAGATAAGGCAGGTGAAAAGAATAGTATTAAACATAGTGAATTATACAACATACCATATCTAACTCTTCCTACTATATATTATCAGTCTAGTGCGAGTAGAATAGATTCTACTAGTGTTAATACTAATACAGCACTAGATACTACAACTCTGCGTACATGCAAAGATGTTGCAGATTGTAGAGAACATTTAACAACAAGTGACTTTGATAGACTTATAGAATCTATGCTAGAGACTGCTTGTTGTACTGTCAATTAGATTGCAAACAAACTAAACAAACACAACATGTGATTTTTCAAATTAATAAACAACAAACTTAGACGTGTGTCTGTTTCATATCAGACTATCAAGCACGATGCAACAGAATCCGTCAGTTCTACAAACGAATATCTATACACACTTATAGTGCAGGATATAGATACTAATACACTAGATATTAACACAACAGACATCAGTAGATTCACGTTAGCATTCGAGCATAATCACATTCTGCTAATAAGTAACCTGCTTCAACAGAATGGTTACATACAATCAGAGTCTGATAGTATTGTAGACAATATACAAGTACAAGAACTATTAGAACGTGGGTATAATACTCACGAAGATGGTACACTTATGCGTGCACTTCTACCAACTGATAGATATATGACACGTGATCTGTCTAGAGTAAAAGAGAACAAAGGTTTCAATTGGTCTAGGTATCCAGTATATCTACGCAAGTTACCTGATCATATTGCTGGTAATGTGCAGAATATTAACGATAGTATTCTACATTTCTCTAACAATACTTTACGTGACAGACATGGATTCATAGTACATAAACCCTATCACAGTAAACTGCAAGCTCTAAGTATAGATGTTCCATTCGATATTCTTGATCTTGAAGATGTAGATAGTGATGAGAACAACAAACAAGAGTTCATTGTACTAGATATAGCGTTTGAGTCAGAATACTCACAACGTAGAAACATCTATTACGAGATGCAGATTGAATCACATCTAGATTACTACATAGAATCTAAAGAACAACTGTGTGAAACGCTGAGTAAGTTGTCAGAAGCTACAAACATATCAACAAACACATCAACAAACACAACCAGTGTATATCTGATACGTCATCAAGATAACATGTATAAGTTTGGAGATACACAAGACAATTTGTTCTTTTTAACAATAAACAACAATGTACAAAATGAGCAAGAAAACTCAGAAGACAAGCAAGAAAACAAACATAAAGCAAGTGCAAAGTGGGAGTCAGAGCAAGAAACAAGTCACGAAGTCCAACAACTGAGGAATATACTGCTCACAAGAGGAGTACTTGTATAGTCTGTGATTAGACAAGTTAGTAGAAGAAGGTTATATACTTGCGTATAGATATCAGATACCATTTGAGATTTATCCGCCTGTACTTGTAGCTGGTACATGAAAACTAGCAGGATTAAACTATACTGCTGACTTTGCAATAGTGTGAGCGAAAAAAGCTGAAGGTGTGTTTGCACGAACTCAGTTTACAACAGGTGCGAGCGTTAGTACAGATAGCTCACGTTTACACTATGCTGATGCAGAATTAGCACTTAGTGTAGATGTAGTTGAGTCGAATATAAATGCTCAACAAACAGATATACTTGGTGTAAGTTATGTAGACGTTAAAGGTAAGTTCATAGGTGTTAATAATAACTCAGCTCTTACTTTTCCTATTATACAGAAACTCATGTATCACGATGTAATCAGTTCTGGTGTGTATATAAACAAGATTAAGCCATTAGCTGCTAGAGGTCTGTTTAACTATACGTTTACACCAGATAGTTATATACATAGAAAAGATGGTAGTAAGAGACAAACTGTATTTAAACTACGTAACTATAACGAGTATCTGACTAGTCTAACACCAGTTAAGAAAAGTAGAACTAAAACTGTAAAAGCTAAACGTGTAGTGGATACAGATAATACCAATAACGATGAATCTAATACGTAAACACAGTACACAGCCTGTCATGCTTATAGATGGTTCACCGCTGTTATATATCAATGGTAACAGACCTGATTATAAAGCCAGTATAGATGCTTTCATGCAAGAGTTCGCTGAACATTGTGGGACTAGTAGATATATTGGCTTTATTGATGGCAGTAAGAGTTTTAGAACTACTATATCTCCTACATATAAAGCAACGCGTGTTAAAACTAATCTACTAGAGCTATATCCATTTATACATCGTGTAAGAGACTATCTGATAACGAAGTATAAGTTTGTTGAAGTATATAATCTGGAAGGTGATGATGCAATAGCTATAATGAACAAGAGACTAAATGGTGCTAGATATTATACTAGACACGATAAGTCTCGTGTGTATAAAACAGAGTTCAATACAGTTATAATTACAATAGATAAAGACCTACTTCAGTTACCAGGTCTACACATTAACATAAAGACTCGTGTCGCTCATCATGTAACTGAAAACTCTAGTGTAATAAAGATTACAGAAACCAAGAAGTTTATAGCTACATCCTACAAGTTACTGTATGCACAATGTATGTTAGGTGATACTGCAGACAATATAAAAGGTCTAGCAGGTTATGGCCCAGTTAAAAGCTATAATCTTCTATCTAACTGCAGTACTCCATTAGAAGCATACCAAATAGTATTAAACGAATATAGGAAAGTGTATTGTGCACCTAGTGATGACCCAGAGTATGAACTAGCACTTACACTTCAACTAGTCACTCTAATAGAAGAATGCGATGGGTTCAATTCCCCAGAAATCCAATGTCTCTTTACTATCTATGACAACTGTCAAGAATGTGAAAGAGATAACAATACTACAACAGAATCTATCACAGAAGACCAAGACGTTCAGGTATCTGTTCATACCGAGTCTGCTACTATTCTTTTCGACGAAGATACAGCAGGCATTTAAAGAACTAGATATACTAGATGTGTTTATTGGTGATTGTTCTGATTTAGACTCTGATATAACTGATATACATAGTACTAACACTCAACTACAGAAGTTAGCACAAGAAGGTATATTCAGAATTGTAGTTGCAACAAATGAGAACTTTTATACTAATCTACCTACACTTAAATCATCAAGCTTCTTTGTAAACTATTACTGCTATAATAAACATTATGCAGTTATACTATTCAAGTGTTTACGAGGAGCAAGTTTTGCTAAGTTTCTAGATAGTAAGTATAGCCAGATGTTCTCAAAAGAAGTATTAGAGCTTGCACATATTAAGAGCAAGTTCTTAGAACTAATCCCACATGAATATAAAGTACTTACAGCAGACTTAGATTTAAAACTAGAACTGTGTAAGCAACTAGCAGATAATGATACCGACCAAGATAAACTATTCGATACTATACAAGAACTCGATTCAAAACTAGACTTATATCAAGAATTTATGCCAATACCTAATTCAAATATTTAACATTACAACACTAAAACAAACATTTTCATCATGCAAAAACTAACAAAAGGTTCTGTAATCAAGAGACTAACTGACAACATTGAGATAACTATCTACGATGTTTACGATGCATCTAACGACAAGTATTATGCATACGTTACCAGTCAAGGTGTAGAACATACAGACGTCATAACTGTAACAGATTCAGAGTACAGTGTAGTAAGTCTAGTCGAAGTAAAACAAGAGAAGAAAGATCT